CACCATATGTAACAAAATAAGCACCTTCCAATGCACCTGTAGTAGAGAAACTCCAACAAGAACCACATTGTCCTTGGTTCTTTACACTGGTTACTGCACCAAGATCAACCCAATTAATAGAATCAGGACCGCTAGTTAAAAGTGTATCTTCATCAAGACATCCTTTTACACAGCTGATTGTAGAAAGTTTATTATGTTCGTCATAAGCTTTTACACATTGTGTTAAGCATTTAATTTCATTAACTCTTTCCTTAATTTTATCAACATTAATATTTAATCCAATATGTTCTTTATTAGATTCAAATCTCATAAAATCACTAAATTCATCAGGACTCATTCCAGAGAACTGGTTATGTCCTAATGAATATGTCAAGTTACGTGAATTTGTTTCCTCGATAATCTTATCATTCTCAATCCAAGTTTTAAACATATTATCTTTATGATCTTGATTGTTAACTACTATACGAAATTCTTGAATCCACTCTTCAAAACGCTCCTTAAATGGTGCGGAAATTGCACCTCCTACCAACATTAAAGCTACTGCAAATCTAAACATTATCAGTATATAAATAGTAAAACAAATTATTCTTAAAGTTACTTTTTTAAAGTATTTAAAATTTAATGTATGTTTTCTACAAAAATTATGTAATGACTTGTAATCGTATCTTTTTTTTAAACGAATGTTCGTCTTCAAACATAAACATTTTAAAAGTATGATATGTGTAATTATCCAAACTATACTGACAAGTAATTCTTGATAATAGTTTTAAGTTAGATAAATAAACCATATAAGTATGCATCCCATTAGGTTTTAGTATTTTATCAAAAACAATACCTGTATGATTATTATTTTTCATATCAGGTGAATTCATATATTTATGTAAGACATCGCAATCAGTTTGTATCTTTCTAATAGAGCGCATTGTAGCATTAATATATTCTAAGTTACCAATCCAGTTATCTAAAAATTGTTTAGCATTATCGCTAATACTTGATACCAAATTCTTATTTCGTAGTAAAATAATTTGATTTAACAAATCAATTAATCTGCGAATAGGGCTTGTAATATGAATATAAGGACAAGACGCTCCCTTTGAATATTTTCCTTGTTTAAATAACTTGTTATCTATTAATTCGTGATTTAAATCAACAGTATCAGTGTAAGCAATATATTTTCCGGTTGTATTATTCCAGCTTTTAATTACACGATATGTGTCGTCATTCATCTCAATATTCTCTAGTACTTTTAAATCTTTATCTGGATCTGTAAAAACAACCGACCTAAAAATACCTATTTTTTGATCCACCATTTCCATACCTGTATATGCATTCATTTGTATCATCCAATGTGCTACAACATCATGACTATCTTTAATATTTTTATCCATTAATTGTGAAACATTTAATAATTTTTGATACTGTTTATTTTTTACTATTAAATCGTATTTTTCATATCTAAAATTCTTTTTTACACTAATTAAAACATTTTTATATTCAATATTTGTAGTATCTAATTCACCAGTACTAGTAATAAAAAACTTCATAGACAAAGCAAATCTATCTTGTTTTTCTAATAAACTGCATAGTGTATCAGTAAGAATAGTAGGTATCATTGGTCTTCTTCTATCTGGTAAATAAATAGTAGATACTCGTTTGCTAAAAGAACTCCATAAGTCTAATGTTTCTAACCAGAAAAAAACATTTGCGATATATACAGTAACATTCCAGCCTATTATTTCTTCATTATTAATAACTTCTTCAATATGAAAAGCATCATCTAAATCGCTACTATTCTCAGGGTCTATACTAAAAACATATTTATCTCGTTCATCTACAATATTATAATTTGGATTTTTCAAAATTTGCTCGATGTACTCATTGTGTGACTTTCTTCTCAAAACATCTGTAGTTTTCTTCGTAAATTCACTCAATGAAATATGTAAGCTTTTACAATATAATTGATATTCATAGAAACAATCTAATTGATCTACATCACCTATAGTTTCTGTTAATATTCCAACAGGATGTGTATCAACCCATTTATCAAACTTAAACGTAACGAACTTATTTTTCTGTACTTTAGAAAAACCCATTTTTACTTCATATGGAACTAAAAATGCTGGTAGATGTTTATCATCAGGCACACATTTATATAATAATCGTTTTTTGTTATCTGTTCGTCCAAATGTTTTATTGTGCTCTAACATTAATACACCCGCTATTTGCTTACTATTTCTAACCAAAGATGTTACTATATTAACTTTATTATTATTAATTTCAAAAATATCATCCATAAATAATTTATTATCAATGGGATTAATATTTTTTAATTCAATATTTTCATCCATATTTATTAATCGTTTTTCATCTGCACTATAAATTATATGATTTGCATAATTACGATCAAGTATAACAATCCTATATAAATTCATATTTTACTATACATATTATTATATTATCTAATATTTAAATTATTTATATATATTATAAATGAGTAAGAAAGATTTAACATTTTTTAAAGATAGTATTAGTGATTCTATGGAAGGTATATTAAGCGACCAACCAACAGAAACATTTAATAAAAGCGATCCACCAATTAGTCTTAATGTATATGACTTAATGGAAAGAGGACAACCTGCTTCTGTTAAATTATTTACAAAGAATAAAATAAAATCTCCATATCCAAATAAAAGAAAAAGTAGTTTAAAAAAGAAAGGAGGAAACAAATCACAAAGAAAAACAAAAAATAAAATGAAATCTCCATATCCAAATAAAAGAAAAAGTAGCAAGAAAACAAATAAATTATTATCAGGAAGTGGTCCAGCACATTCAAAAGCTAAACCAAAAGCTAAACCTGTTAAATATTCAACAGCTGAAAAGATAAGTCCAACCACTGCATTCTTATCTAATCTAAAACGAGTAGACGTAAATGACGTAAAAGTGATACGTTCATTTACACCAGATACTGCTGCATACAAAAAATCAAAAAAAGGAGGTATTTCACCTAGTATTTCAACAAATACTACAATAGCTGATGAAAGTATAATTCCAAACTGGAGTAATATAAGTCCAATACCTAGTTTAAATAATTCATTGTTTAGTAATGACGGTAATTCTCTTCATTTAAGTGATTTAAATGTAAGTAACAGTGGTGAAATACAATTTGTGGGAGATGATATACCAAGTCTAAGAGATGAAACAGACCCAGAAATGTCAATATTATCATCTTTTTCATTAGGTTCAATTGTTGGTTCAAATGGTGGAAGACATAAAAGCTCTTTAAAATAATTAAATATTTTCATTGTATATAATGAAAATATCAAGAAATACACTACATAAATACTTATATACTATTGCTATTCTGTTACTTTTGCTATTTCCATTTATGTTTAGGTGTTTAAAAAATATGAAATTTTTAGAATTTACTGAAATATTTATTGTATCCATTTATTTAATTTTATTAATTTTAATTTATCGTTTGTGTTTACAATGGTTTGATGTTGAATTATACAATGACCCTTTAATTGTAAAATTACATCCTGATTTACCTTTTGATAAATGGCAACTTTCTCACTTTATTGTTTTTATGATTGCTGCATCATTATACCCTCATTATAAATATACTTTGTTCGTTTTTGGTATTATCTGGGAAATAATTGAAATTATTTTAGGACAATTCTTTGCAAGGTCTAAAGATAATCAATGGTGGTATGGTAGTCATAATGATATTATTGCAAACGGATTAGGTATCTTAGTTGGTGTATATCTATTAAATCCTATATATAAATATTTTTAGTTTTTATAAAATATCAATAAAAAATTGTTATTTTATTCTAATTATGGTTTGCTTTTTTTCAGTTTTAATCACTGGTGAATAATTTACACATATTGGTTGGTTCAATATTATTTTTCATTTCATTATCATGAAAATTAATTATGCAATTATTATCATTACTGTTCCTACTATTTGACCTAGACGAACAAGGAGAGCTATAAGTGGTTCCATTACGTATTTTATTTTTTAATAATTCTATTTTTCCCAAATCAATTTGTAAAATTAATTTTAATGAAATTCGTTCAAAACAGTTCTTACATACATAATATAATGTATTGTAATAATGAGGAAATATAAGACAACATTCTTCGTTGTCACATATGCAATTACCACATTTATTGCAATTATAAAATGATTTATTTAAATCACATATTCCACAAGTAGTTATAACTTGATAATTGATAGTATTCATATTTACATAATTATTGTTGATTCCATTCATAATATTAAAGTATTTGTAATTCAATTGTTATCAATAAATTACATAGCTTCTATCAATTTTTTATATTTTATAGATAAAAAGGCAAATTCTATTTGAGTAACAGAGAACCTGAATATAATAATTATAGTGTAAAAACATATGAAAACACATATAAATATAAAAATTCATAATAATATAATACAAGGTTCTCCAATGCCTCCAAAATATTACAGAAAATATCCTAATAAAAAAAGTAATGAGATAAAATCAGATAACTTAGGTGTAGCTAAGTATTTATTTATAGTAGAGTCTCCTTCAAAATGTGCTAAAATAGAGCATTTTTTAGGAGTAGAGTATTGTTGTATAGCATCAAAAGGTCATTTTCGTACAATAGAAGGATTAAAGTCAATAGATACAAAAGAAACTTTTACTCCAACATTTACATTAATCAATGAAAAAAGAGAACATGTAAGTAAAATGAAAGATATAATCAGTAGGTTCTCCAAAACTAACATTTTTATAGCAACAGATGATGATAGAGAAGGTGAAGCAATAGGTTGGCATATATGTATGCAGTTTGATTTACCAATAGAAACAACAAAACGTGTGATATTTCATGAAGTAACAAAAACAGCAATCCAAGAATGTGTAAAAAAGCCAATATTATTGAATATGAAATTAGTACTAGCACAACATGCAAGACAGGTTCTCGATATGTTAGTAGGATATAAGATTTCTCCTTACTTATGGAGGTATTTATATAATAATAAAAGTAATTCATTATCTGCAGGTAGATGTCAAACTCCTGCATTACGATTAATATATGAGAATGAAAAGAATAAAAAAGATGATTATGAAGAAAAATATAAAATAACAGGTAAATTTTTTGCAAAAAACATACATTTTCAATTAAATAAAGATATAAAAGATAAATCAAAGGTTCTCGAATTTCTAGAATTATCTAAGACATTTCCACATAAATTATCTGTGGGTGAGTTTAAAAAATCAACAAAAGAGGCTCCTATTCCATTTCATACATCACGTTTATTGCAAGTAGCAAGTAATGTTCTCCATATGTCGCCAAAAACAACAATGGAAATATGTCAAAAATTATATCAGGGAGGTTTTATAACATATATGAGAACAGAAAGTACAAAATATTCGAAAGCATTTTTAGAAAAAGCAAATAAATATATAGAAGATCAATATAAAAATAAAAAATATATAGGAAACATAGAAAAATTGGAGAACAAAGATACAAATAATCCTCATGAAGCAATACGAGTAACCCAAATAGATGTAAAATCATTAGGTAAATGTGAAGATACAAGAATGAATACAATGTATAGATTAATTTGGAAAAATACAGTACAAAGTTGTATGTCAGCAGCAATATACAATGTATCAAATATAAAAATAACAGCACCTGAAAAGTTATATTACATTTATAATGTGGAGGTGCCATCATTTTTAGGATGGAAAAAAATAGAAGAAAAGGGAGAACAAACGGAGAATGAAAATAATCCGGCAGCATTACATATGTATTTTAAGACATTGGAGAACCAAAACAATAAGATTGATTATAATGAAATAAAATGTGAATTACAAGTAACAAATAAGCATAGTCATTATAGTGAGGCAGGTTTAATAAATACATTAGAAGAGTTAGGTATAGGTCGTCCATCAACATTTGCAACGATAGTAGAGACAATTCAAGAACGAGGTTATGTAAAAAAGAAAGATATAGAAGGAGTAACAAGGGATTGTGAAGAATATCAGTTAAAAGATAATGAAATAACAACGATGCATATAGAAAAAGTATTTGGTGTAGAGAAGCAGAAATTAGTAATAGAATCAGTGGGTATATTAACAATAGAATTTTTATTAAAATATTATGAGGATATGTTCTCGTATCAATATACAAAAAACATGGAATATGATTTAGATAAGATATCAAATGGTGAGATAGTAGATTGGGCGGATATATGTCGTGAATGTGTAAATGAAATAAAGCGACAATCAAAACCAATAAAAGATATTCCCAAGCAAAGTTATCCAATAGAAGAAGGATATGTATTTATATTTGAAAAATACGGACCATCAATAAAGCATACATTAGATGATGGAAGTGTCGAATATATAACGGCAAAGAAAGATGTAGATTTAGAAAAAATAAAAGCAGGAGAATATAAATTAAACGATTTAATAGAAATAACTGAAAGAAAGATAGGTAAATATGATAATGAAGATGTATATGTAAAGAATGGTAGATATGGATTGTATATAGAGTATGGTGAAAAGCGAGTAACATTAAAAACAATAAATAAAGGTTTTAATGAAATAAGTTTGGAAGATGTAAAAGAGTTATTAGAGAACCCAAAGAAAAAATTTATATTGAGAGAGTTAAATTCATATATGGATGTTAGAAGGGGTCAATACGGCCACTATGTATATTATCAGAGGCCTAATATGAAGAAGCCCCAATTTTTAAATATAAAAAAATGTCCGCATGGTTTTTTAACGTGTGATGTAAATGTATTAGTAGAGTGGTTATGTAAAACGTATAATTTACCACCAATATAAATTCTATATATATTATAAAATGGATATATTTCTTATATCATATTTAACAAGTAAATTAAATGGACTTTATAGAAAATATATATCATCATCATTGGGAGTAACACATACAATAATAAGATTTATAATAGATGTAATATTATTTACAGTAGTATTTTTAATATTTAAATCATTATTTATGCATCCAGTTCGTGATTATATGTATTTAATAATTCCAATGATATTTGGTATTTTATCAATAATGTATTTAATGTATAAACAAAACATAGTAAAAAGTATAATAGATAGTCGTTGGATATACTTAGTTTTTGTAATAGGAATAGTAATGTCAATTGTAACAAAAAGTGAAATAATATTATTATTAGTATCCTTATTAGGCGTACATTATTTACATGATCCAATTCTAAGTAATAATAGTTATCTTCCATATACGTTACTATTAAGTACAATATTCTTAGTAATATCAATAATAATAATATTTGCATCATACAGTGAATTTGTGGAAAAGATCAAAAAAAGAACAGGAAAGAAACCAGAATTATCAGGTTCATATGATATAATGTATGAAAACTTAACATTAACAATAGGAAATTATTTATTATTTGGTATGTTAATGGTATTATCATATTATAAAACAGAAGATATTGGAGAAATCAATAAATTATTAAATAAAGAAGATAAAATAATATATTGGCCTATGATAACAAGAGGGATTTCATATATTTCTGGTTTCTTGATATTGCTATTAACATCAACAGAGATAATAAATTCAACAGGATTTATAAATATATCTCGTAATAGTGGTTAAAAATAAAAAAAGAAATAAATGCGTATAAACAAATAATAATAAATAGTATTATTATTATTATGAAGTATTACGAAACAACTTTTGTAGAATATATTCAATCAGTAGAAAAACATAATATACATCCAGAATTATTTCAAATAATATCAAAATTTCCAAAGAGTATATATAATTTTGAAAATACAATAATATATGGACCACCAGGAGTAGGAAAGTATTCTCAAATGTTAAATATGATAAAACAGTATAGTTCAACGGGTATGCGTTATGATAAGAGAATAACAATAGCAACAGATAAGCAGGAATATATATATCGTATAAGTGATATACATTATGAAGTAGATATGGGTTTATTAGGTTGTAATTCAAAGACATTATGGCATGAATTATTTAATCAAATAGTAGATATAATAACAGTAAAACCTGAGAAAATAGGTATAATTGTGTGTAAAAACTTTCATCAAATACATTCAGAATTATTCGATATATTTTATAGTTATATCCAACAGTATAATCATTCTCAAACAAGTATCTTTATAAAGTTTATTTTAATTACCGAACACTTAAGTTTTTTACCATATACAATTTTAAACACATTCAATATTTTAAATATAAAAAGTCCAAATATAGAAGAATATAAGAAAGTATCAAAGACAAGCTATAGTAATGACGAAATTTCAAATGAAAATTTTATAAAAAGGATAACGTGCGATAAGAACCGTGATTATAATATAGAATCCAATATATTGGATAATATAGAACCAAATGATATATTAAATATAAAAGAGTTGAAACAATTTGATTTGTTGTCAATATATGAAGAAGACCAAGATATACCAGAAGATATATTTAATATAATTTGTGATAAAATAATACAAGACATTTGTAATATAAATAAAGATAATTTTATTGAGTTGCGTGAAGATTTGTATAACATATTAACATATAATTTAGATGTAACTGAATGTATTTGGTATATAATCTGTCATTTTATAAATAATGGTGATTTAGATATGGAAAGTGCTTCAAAGGTAATAGATAGAACTTATTTATTTTTTAAATACTACAATAACAATTATAGACCAATATATCACTTAGAGAGTATTCTATTCTATATAATAAATAAGGTATATAATTTTGATGAATAAAGAAAAAGCGTATAAATGCTTAGAATTAGATATAAATGATAAAAATATAACATTAGCTATTGTAAAGCGACAGTATCATATAAAAGCATTACGATATCATCCTGATAAAAATAAATCAGATGATGCAACAAATAAATTTCAAGAAATAAGCAGTGCATATGAATATATTGTAAAGAATAATGGATATGTAGATAATGAAAATAATAGTGAGGATTCTTATAAAAGTATATTAGTGTTATTTTTAAATAAAATATTAGAAAGTGAAACAAGTAATACAATATTTTATAATATTATAAATCGTATCACAATACTTTGTGAAGATAAGGCAGTAGATTTATTAGAAAAATTAGATAAATCTACATTAATAAAAACATATAAAATAATAGAAAAATATAAAAATGAATTTCATATTAGTGAAAATTTAATAAACAAAATAAACAAAATAATAAAATTAAAAAATGAAAACGATGAATGCATAATATTAAATCCAAACATTAACGACTTGTATGAAAATAATCTATATAAGTTAAAATATGAAGGAAAAGAATTTATAATTCCACTATGGCATCATGAATTAGTATATGAAGTTAATAACAAGGATCTATATGTAAATTGCAATCCAATTTTACCAGAAAATGTAGAATTGGACGAATTAAATAATATACATATAAATGTATCATATAATATAAATGATATTTGGAATGAAAAAATAATTTATGCAGATTGTACTCATTTATTATTTCCAATTGAAGTAAGTTCATTAAAATTAGTAAAAGAACAAATAGTTTTATTTATAAGAAAAGGTATAACAGTAATAAATACGAAAGACATATACGATATAAGTAAAAAGAGCGATGTATTTATTCATATTACATTAACTAATTAATTTTGGAATTATTTTATCAGCATAATAATGTCGTAATATTTCTACATTATTTTGCATATCAAATACAGGTGCATATAAAGGGTTACCTGTTTTTTCTTGATATAAATGTTTTATCTGGTTCTCTTCATTAATATAGAAACTATATAAATTGATGCAAAAAATATTAAAATAATGGTTCATAATTTGATTAGGTGTATTATAGATATCAATAAGAGCTTTTTCTATAATTCTATTACGAGGAGTGCA